TCCAGTAGGTCCCGTATCACCAGTAGGCCCAGTCTCACCTGTGGCACCAGTTTCACTGATTCCTGTAGGGCCTGTTCTACCAGTAGCCCCAGTAGCCCCAGTGGCACCTTGTGTTCCAAATCCTGTAGGGCCTGTTCTACCAGTAGCCCCAGTAGTACCTGTAAAGCCAGTAGGACCTGTATTACCTGTAAAGCCAGTAGGACCTGTATTACCTGTAAAGCCAGTAGCCCCAGTAGTACCTGTAAAGCCAGTAGCCCCAGTAGTACCTGTAAAGCCAGTAGGCCCAGTAAAACCTGTGCCGCCACTTCCACCACCTCCAGGGCCAGTAGGCCCAGTAACACCTTGTGCTCCAAATCCAGTAGCACCAGTAGGCCCAGTAAAACCTGTGCCACTGGTCCCACTAGCAGGACCAGTGGGACCTGTCACACCTGTGGAACCAAAGCCGGTAGGGCCCGTTCGACCAGTTGCGCCTGTGGAACCTGTTGCGCCTGTGGCACCCAAGCCAGTATATCCTGTCCATCCTGTACGACCCGTATGCCCCGTATATCCTGTTGGCCCTGTGCTACCAATAAGACCACCGTATGGTAATAAAATCCACCTCGTAGTACCATTCCCAATCTTAAAAAGTGCCGTATCTGTTTCATAGCCGAGCTCTCCAATGGCCAAAAGAGGGTTAGAAGTTGTCCATTCTACAGCAGTGCCGTGCCGCAGTTGCATGACAATGTTTGCCCCGTTCAACTGCTGCCCAGAAGGACCCGTTGTTCCAGTACTTCCCACACCTCCAAAGTTAAATGCGGGGCCATTTGAAAAAACAGTATTGGGCGCACCACCATCAAAAATATAGTATGCTATCGGGCCCGTGGCACCAGTAGGGCCAGTTCTACCCGTAGCCCCTGTAGAACCTGTTGACATTCTACTTATACTCTATTTTTTATCGGACTTTTGCTCCTTCCACTTCAGAAACCCCTTTGACCTTTCCACGAAATACGAGGACCCGAGCTTCTCCTGCGCCATGACATGTAACTTCTTCTGCTCGGGTGTCATTGTCCTAATATACTCTGCTGCCTCGAGAGGTATAGGGTGTTTCGACTCCATACCAGCCTAGACCTAGCCGCCCGTATCAATTTTTAAGGCCCCATAGCAGGATGGCATACGTTGCCTTTGATTTAGACGCGACGTTAGGCTTCTTCGAGCTCACGAATCCGTTTGCCCACTTCTGGAGTCCGAATTATCTAGAGAATCCAGAGCAATCTGCAGTGAATAAACGTTTAGAGCTGAGTCCGAGGCTAAAAGCGAAACTTGCCAGAGTTCGTACAATCTTTGCCAATAGTCTCCTTCGAAATCCCCATTTACTAGATATTGTTCTACGGCCAAATCTCGACGCCATTCTTACGCAGCTGCTAGCCGCCAAAAAGGCGAATAAACTCAAGTCTGTCATCATCTATTCGAATACAAGTGTGACATATTCTATGGAGCTCGGCAAATACTTGATAGAGCATAAATTCAAGTCCCCGAATCTGATATCCTTTATGGCGGACCATTGGCATCCTCTTCGTACGGCGGACAGACCTGGACCTATTGTCGTAGGAAAGTATGTCCAACCAGAGAAAACGTTGAAGACCGTTCAACTGCTCTTTCGAACTGCTTCGCGCTCCACTCCAACTGCTGATAAGATTCTGTTTGTGGATGATCGTAATCCCAAACATAAGCTTCAAGAACAGGAAAAGGACGGGCTCAAATATATTGTTTGTAAGGCCTTTTATCCGAATTTCACGAAAGAGGATAGGGACCTTCTTCTCTTTTTGGCACTCGAGGCCATTCAACGCGGGGGTCTTCTTTCCGATACAGAGTATCTTTCCGAATTCTGCTCTCGTACAATTCCCTATAACTATACGAAGCGACACAGGGTTAATACATTTCCAGAGCTGTATGCCTATATTGCTGGAAGAGTCTATGCCGTTGAATCATCTCCTCCTTGGCAACCTGATACGGATAGTTTGCGCGAGGAAGTCCGCTCCTTTTTAAAGAAGATCTAGACGTGTGGCGATTTCACGTGTGAGAGCAAAGAGGGTTCCACCCCAGAAAGTATCGACAATTGCGAACAATGGGTCATAGTTTGTAAGTGTTGTGTAATTTGTGTAATCATAGACGGCATAGGTACAGAGACCCATGAAGAAGGCTTGTGGGGTGCTGGTGGTTTGAAGAAGAAGGTATCCAAGGGCGAGATAGACGGGAAGAGCTCCTTGCCAACGAAGAACGAGTGGGTAGCCGCCCTGGATTTTCTTTATCATGGATTGTGCCCATCCGCTCGTTGCGTAGAGCCAGGGAATGTCGCAAACGATGAGGAGGGCGGAAAGAGGAATAATACGGCGGATTGCGTCCATATGAAGATGTCTCTACTCGGAGGCAATTCTAGAAATGGCCGATGATACTGTTCGGCTAGAAGGGTTCTCAGAATCCCTCCGAGGCTCAAATTCATATTGTGTGGCATCAGATTCGAAAGCTGCTAGGAATTTTGTCAAGGGGAAGGTGGCTGTTCTCGATGGGGAATTCGCACATAGGGGGCGCAAGGTGCTCGTATTTCATAGCACGCAGCCGGTGCCACGTTGGCTCGCGCAGATGGGTTGGGATGCCGCCTTTCATGTACGGGAGGTGCAGGATTTGAAACTTGCTCTCACTTATATCCAGCACGCGGTACGACCTACCCGGGTTGTATGGGCTGGCGCGGACCCTGTGGCAGCGGTCATGGCGAGTATTTCGCGTATGGATGTTACTCTTTTGGGACTCGGTGAAAAGGCCCCCACACATCCGGATTGGCAGATGATTTTTTGGTCACCGGATGTCAGGCAAGAGGAAGTTGAATCGGCGCTCATGCCTCGTATGGGAAGTGTCACAGGCTTGCGTTCGATTCTAAAAGAATTACAGGCGTCTCAGGTGGGACTTGTTTGGTCTTCGAAAGGGGAGGCGAAGAAGGGAGCACTCTATTGGTACGACCCTGCCGATGGAGTTGAACTGACAAGTATAGACCCGAAGGAGGCGGCTGAAGTTCTCATGGATGTGGCAGTATTTTTGGGCCGTTAGTAGAATGACCTTGAAGTTGAAGACAATCCGGAAATCGCACAAGTCAGAGAAAAAGTACGATGCCGTTTTCGAGAGGAATGGTCGTGAAAAGACTATTTCATTTGGCGCGGCGGGCATGTCCGACTATACGAAACACAAGAATGCCACGCGGAAGCAGCGTTATATAAAGCGGCATTCGGGAATGGGAGAGAATTGGCGGAAGCCCGATACGGCAGGGGCACTTTCCCGATGGATTCTTTGGAACAAGCCGTCTTTTCGGGAATCTGTGGCTGATTACCGGCGGAGGTTTGGTTTGTAACTTTGATTATAAGCGTAAGTTAATCGCCCTTTGGGTACTTAACTTTGTTTAATATAGATGGACCAGGGGTATGTTATAAATTTAGATTCGAGGCCCGATAGATGGCACAAAATACAAGAGCATTTCAAAGATAGTAAGGTTGAGCTACATCGTGTCTCAGCCATAAAGAAGCGGCCAGGTGCTTATGGATTGCTCTTGACAGCCATACAAATCCTGGAGAATGCCAAGGAGAAGGGGCTCGATGCCATTCTCTTATTGGAAGATGATTGTCTGCCCACACCAGGATGGCATGAGCGGTGGGAGCTGGTAAAGAAATGGCTTAGTACGCATCCTCATCTGTGGGATATTTACAGTGGTGGTACGACGTATTATGTACACCCGAAGGAAGTGGGCCATATTGACTATATCCATTTCTTTCAACCGAAGAATACCTTTGCAGCTCATTGGGTTTATATACCCGCCAGGTCCTACGATATGATGATTAATATGTACAAGAAATTCATGAATACAACTCGTGTGAAGTCCACTATGGGTATCGATATCATACATCGACACGTAAAGAGGGTTATTTCACATCCTTTTATGGCATATCAGGAAGATGGATTTAGTAATTTGAAAGGCACACGGAGGAATTTGCGGAAACGGTTTAAGAATGCTGAGAATTCTTTACAGACAACAAGGAGGCGTCTTACTTCCTGAACAGCTTGAGTTCTCCTCGCAAGCTCGTCGAACAGCGCATTTTAGAAACTAAATCAGTGCTACACACCGATTTACTTCCTAAAAAGCTTGAATGTCCCCTTCTTCGCCTTGTACCCAGCCTTTCTCAAACGAGCCAAAGCCTTCTTGCCCGCCGCATGCTTCTTGCGACTGACAATACGGCCCTTCTTCGTCTTCATCAAATCACTCTTGGTCAGCCCACCACTCGTGTGCTTGGCCGTGCCGTGATACACCTGTGCCTTTGTTCCAACAGCGGGTATTGCGCCACCACGCATCTTGCGAGTACCAGAGGTCATTATATACTATTAGTTAGAAAGAAAAGGACGGCCTCCAGCCAAAATCTCTTTCTGAAGCTGCTCCATCTTTTTAAGGTCGTAAATCCCAGCAAAATGTACAAGAAAACAACCAGGCTCCCACAGAGGCTCCCCAGGTAGACCGCGCAAATACGCGTTGAATCGTAAATGCTCTGCCGTAGTCTCGGTCTTGGCCAGGTCGCCAGGGACACTTTCCAGCAGCCGAATCATTGCCGCATTCTCCCACCAGATATGATATGTGTAATCTGTTTGCTCTCCCACGCGCTTCCACCAATCCCTCAGCCATGGTGTATTCCTCATAAGCATATTCCCCGAATTGAGATGACCACATGCGTCAATTGTCATCAAGAGGTCTTTTTCAGCAGGCAACAAGGGTACGGCACAATCCTCCAGCCGTATGTCGGGATTTGTTATGAGAACATCGGCATCCGATAAAAACACGAGGGTGCCATCTGCCAGCCCAGCTAATACATCCAGAACGAAAGCAATCTTTGACCAAGCAATCGGGCGACTCCTATCCCAGTACTTTTCATCTCCTTGAATGTATGTGTATCCGTGTTTTTCGGCATAGGCTTTTTTGGATGCGAGAGAGGGGGCCAGGCTTTTCCGGAAATCTGACCCGATTGCCAGGGTAAGGATAATCATTACATGTAAATGCCTAATGTTCTTAGACCCTTTGACGATGTTTTCTATATATTTTCCTTGTACCTCCTTGTATAGGCTCCTTACCAGAAACCCGTCGTATTTCGTTCATTAAAACTTTTACATTCATATCAGAAATATTACCTATCTTCACTCCTTCTGTGAATTCTGCTATATTTCCATTTAAGGCAGATTTCTTAACACGAGTTGCAGACATCGATTCGGGTGATCCATTAAAATTGTTTTTCCTATTTTTACCAGCCTGTAAGACGGCAATACGTTTGCCCTCATAATTCTTTACTGTTTCTTTTAAAGCATCTGATGCCTTTTGCGCTATTTCCAATTTTGCTAGTTTATTGTCAAATATATCATCAACAAGATTTTGAAACTCTTTTACGCGATCGGAGCCTTCCACTATAATTACATTTTCAATTGAGTATTTTTTAATTTCAACAAGGTCTGTTACTATTTTTACTATTTCCTGCGAGTTATTTTCAGCCTTATTTGTCATTTTAACAAACTTTAAATTAGTCTTACCGTACATTTTCTTCAAAACGTTTAATCTGACATCTATACTGAGAGGATTTGAAGAGCATGAACCGCCAACACAATCAAGAACAAATACGAATGCATCCGCATTCTGGTCAGTTGCCAATTTCGAAACAGTATCAAATAATTCTTTGTGGCCTTTCGTAGGAGGTGAAAACCTACCAAATGTTATGATAGCCTTGTCTTTTGTTCTCTCAATAGGATCACCGTTATTATCTACAAATAATTCATATCCTGGTCTCATAGTATTACAAAGTGAGCACATTGTTACAGGCTTCGTACGACCATCTGAGATATAAACAGTATCCTCATTTGAAAAGGTGCATACCTCACATTCCCAGTTTTCTGGCATTCTATTATTTGTTATACATTATTTGGTTTGTTTAAATATCAAAACAAGCGCCATCCTGATATGTTGAGGTTTTTTCCATTAGTTTTAGTATACTACATGCTTGTGTTGGAATCATAACTGCCTGCGATAAAGTCATATATACACCTTTATCAAATTTAACTACTGTTTTATTTACACCACCGATTAAGAATTGTTTGTACTCTTCGGCGGTAAATTTGTTTTTTTGTCCATCTTGTATTTCCTTTAAAACCCTACTCATCTTTGTTTCAAGAAGAGTTTTCAGTTCTACTAACTCAAGTATCATATCATCTTCGGAGACTGGGTCGCTTGACTGTACCATGATTAGCTTGTACTCCATTTCTGCGTATACTCTGTGTCAAATCTTTACGCCCACCGAGTAAATGCCTGAATCCGGCTCGAACGATGCCAAGTCCTGTCCTTGGTGTGGGCGCTGGGCTCTGAAAGATGCCGCGTGTGACTATGTCTTTGCCTGTGGGCTCGACCACCAGAATAAATTCCATGTAGGGCAGGGATGTGGTCGGACCTGGTGTTGGACTTGCGGGAAAAAGTACTGCGGACAATATATGGACCCGGTCACGGGGGCAAGAAAGCCAGATGCCAAGGATAATCACAATCCCTTTTGCTGTAAGGCGGAGGAAGGATTCAAACAAGAGGAGTATTGTGGCGGAGGACACAGTTCGCACTGTTCAAAAAGATGGTAATAGTAGATGCCTTCCGCTCGTAGTCGTAGTACTCCTTCGCAGCGCGTGATGAATGTGATGAAGCGGTTCATTCCTTCTAGTCTCATTGCTTTGGCTGGTACGCCTGTTTTGAAGGCGAGGAGCACGAGGCGGAAGAATTCTAAGAATCGTAACAAGACTCGTCGGAATTCTTAAAGGCTCACAGGGACAACCGTTCGGCTTACGGTCGCAGCGTAGGGCTGTCTCGCTTCGCTCGCCCGAGCCACGCTGCTTACAAAAATTGAAACCCCCGCCGCCGACCTCGTCAGTATGCCCTACGTATATCAAAAGAATGCCGAAGGGGTCTTTGTCTGTGGAATTTGCCAGGAAACCAAGAAGAATCAGAACACGATGCACTATCACATGAAGAAGCACGAAGGCCACCTCCCTTTTACCTGTACAACATGCAAAAAGGAGTTCCTACATTCACAGTCCCTCGCTCTCCATATAGCCGCCCGACATTCCAATGAAGCCGGTACTTTCGTTTGCCCTCTCTGCCCTTTCAAGAGCCAGACGAAGGCCAATCGCATCATTCATTTCATGCGCAAACATTGTGAAGAGGATGTTAAGAAATTCGCAACGAATGACTTAACATGCCCTACATGTAATAAGACGTCTAATAGTGGCACCGCCTTCATGTACCACATCTCGCAGTGTATTGAACTTTCGGTAGAAAAACAGGAAGTTCTTACCACAATATTATAGATATGCCCTACGTCTTTGCCGAGCTAGAAGAATATTTTATAGATATGTTGAAATATCTGGAAACGCCCGACTGTAAGAAGAAGTTGACGGAAGAACAGAGAATAAAGGAAATCAAGGAAATCACAGCGGAATTACGGAGATGTCTTGAAGCTAAACATCAGGAGACTTCACGAACGTCTGAGAAATCACAATCAACTTATAAAGATGAAAACCAAAGGCCCCAAAGGCTAACATGAGAAGCATATCATAGGCCGCACGCTCGGTCTTTTTTTCGTGATAGCCAATCCATAGGAGCAGGGGGGCAACAATGAAGACGTGGATGAGATTCACCCACAGGGCCGGAGAAGTTACAAAAAGCCGTACGACAGCCTTGTATCCGTGGTAGCCGACAAGAAGAAGTCCGAGCCCGAAAAGAACCTTGTAGGCCCAATCGGGAGTAGCTGCACGACTGAATCCCACCCAGAGGAGAAGGGGAACAATGAAAAATACATGGAATATAACAATAAGCATATAGGTATCCATATCTATTATAGGAAATCTTAGGATTGAACCGTTTTCTACTCACAGTATTTTCAATAATGTAGCGGCATGCTCTAGAGCTCCTTCCATCCATCCTTGACGGAGTGAAAAGGATTCCCCGCACAAATGTACATTCGGCATGGCAGGAATCGGTCTCAGAGCTTCTTTGGAAAGCTCGGCAGGGTCATAGCGACCAGGAAGCCAATAGGTGACACCGTAATCCCAGGCGTGTGCCTTCATGAAATACGGTGGCGGAATGGTGGGTCGTAGTAATTTACGAAGCTCTGCTAACATTTCCTCTCCCACCTTTTTCTCTCCCACTGTCTTCAACTTTCGTATCCAATAAGCGGCATCCTGTGTATCTGTATAGGACATATGGATAGAGCCCACGGCAGCGTTTCCAGGAATAATATAGCGGAGTGGCTCGGAAGTGACAATCCGTGAATACTCTTCGTACCAGACTTTCCCATCCTCTTTTGGAAAGGCCCCGTAGAAACGAAGAAGTGGCTCCATTTTCAGATGGCGGGGCACATTCCATTTAGAAAACGCCTTCAAGTCTTTCACAGCTTCTACAGGAAGGGCGAGTACAGCTCTCTTGGCTTTCACAACAACCGGCTCTTCGTGTTGAAAGGTGGCCGTAACGAGTCCATGTTGTTTGATATCTACGAGCGTATGCTCCATATGAAAGACAGCTCCCAGCTTTTCCGCTTCGGCACGCATGGCGTCAATCATAGCAGATAAACCCTCTGCACAAATTCCGTAATCAGTCCTACTGAATTCTCCTTCAAAGAGTTTGAGAGCAACGTCGGCGCGCATAACATCCAGCTCGGCCCTATAGGGAAATCGAATGAGATAGGCTTCTGCCTTGGGTCCATGTATGCGTGTGAGCAGTTGCCGAAGAGTATGTGTTTCCAAGTCGTGAGGTGGAAGACCCTTTAAAGGTTCGAGAAAGGCAGGAATCCCTGGTTGAAAGGCATCTGGCTCCAGAGCCGAGTCGTACGTATGTTTATATTGAACCGTGCTACCGATAGGTATAAATTTGAGTTTATAGCGTTTTAGAAGCTCGAGGACCATGTGATGGTCTCCTGAAATACGTCCAGCTCCAGCTTCCCATTGAAGTTTGTTTCCATCTACCGTTTGGCGAAAGGTATGTACGCGCCCACCGACATCCTTTTGTCGCTCGAAAACTGCCACGCGGCTTTTCTTATACTTTTTTAATAATTCAATAGCCACGTATAGGCCAGCTATACCGGAGCCTACTATGATAGTATCATAGGGGGCTTCAGTTTCCATATTTTAGCTTCCGTTTATTTCTTTGCAGCTGCCTTCAGAGTTTCGTAGTGCGTACTGATGTAATAAATGACGACGAGAGAAGCGACAACGGCCCCAACTTGTTTGACAGTCTTTGACATTTACTTGGGGCTTAGAGATTTGACTGAATCCACTCGGCCACCTTCTCTGTACTACTTGATTGAAAGGGGGCCGTTGCCTGCTTGTTCTTCACGATGACAAAGCTGGGCATCGAGCGAACACCACAATAGCCAGGGGTGTAATTATTCTGGTCGACGTCACATTTCAGAAAATTAACGTCGGGAAACCTCTGTTCAAGGTAATTGAGGTCAAGGCGGCGACAGACACCACACCATGTTGCCGTGAAGTATATGACAGTAAATGCCGGAATTTTCACACCAGGGTCGGCAGGCTGGAGTCCTACGAGCTGCTCGTACTCAATTTGTGACATTAGATACTTCATTATATTGACTCGGCAGAAACTCCTTTCGAGCGGACAAGCGCGAGACTGATACCGGCGAGTGTTACCAAGGTGAGGGAGCCGACAAATATCATAGAGGAGGCGTCCTCTATTTCTATTGCCCCACCCGTCTGTAGAGTTTCCTTATTGATAATCTTTTCAGCAACATCGGCAAGACTAGGGAGGTCACCACCACCTGTCTGTACAGGCGGGGCAGCTACAGCTGCCTTGTATTCCGTCTGACTCTTGCTGAAACTCGACATCATATTTGGAAGCATCATCAGTCCTGCCCCACCTCCTGCCACTGCCGTAATTCCACCAAACACTGTCATAATCATATTGAGAATTGGCTTGTAAGCCGTAGTTAATACAGGTGGTAACATATTCACGAGTCCGTACGTACCGGCACCCGCCAAGGCGAGGGCAGCGGCAAAGAGGGCGGCATTTATTTGTCCAGTGGCACGTGTATAGTTGCCACTCACGTCCTTCATGGCAGTTGAAACAGGTTTCGCGGGATTGAATTTCGTAAAGGGTATCTTGTATCCTTCATATGCGAATGCCGGGCTGAACATTTGAACAAGGTCAAAGACATACCAGGGATTCAGAACGAGGAGGTATCCGACCCACCAGAGGCTGGGATAGAAGACTGTGATATACGTATTGGCCAGCGTCAGGCCTCCCTGTACAGCAGCCTTTGCCACGAACCACATTATAGAGCCGGCAGCCCACAAGTTGAGTCCCCCGAACCCTAGGTATGAAATTGGCGGTAAAGGAATCCCACCGGCCAGAATGAAGAGTCCGAACCAACTTGCCGTAAACGGGAAATAGGTGGATAAAGAAAAACTACTTGTCGTGGCCATCGCTATTGAGACATACGAGCTAAATCTTGAAGAGTAGACCCGCAAATCCATTCACTACGCGCAGGACATTGTGGTTCTTGGCGTACACAATGACAGTTGACCTCCCACGATTTGGCACATAGGCGGGATTCGGTATAGTTCGGATGGCGGTGGCGGAGCCAGTAGGCACGGGATTTCCAGCGCCGTCGAAACTAAGTGTTTGCTGCTCATTGGAGTCGGGGCGCAGATTCACCACGAGGTTCATATTGTCAATACGACTGGCATTGAGGGAGCCACTCGGCTGCATGTCTTCCGGTCGGAGGGCAAAGCTATAGAGATAGATGAACTGCTTGACATCCGTCGTTGTGTGAAACTGAAAGGGTTGGACAAGGCGGAAATAACCGGCATCGCGAATATCAAAGCGGTCATAGCCGTCCACTTGGAGCACGGCGTCTTGGAGCATATCACGGGACAAGCCGGCCTCGTGGCTCGATGTACTCCCGAAATTGAACCACTCGTTCGTATTCTCCATGACATCGCGTCGAAGAACCCAGATAATTTCACGAAGAGGGTGGTTGAATTCCATGCGCACCGTTTGCGTATTGATACCGGCGGGAATGGTCGTTCTCGGAGTGTATTGAATCTGCTCAATAAGGTATTCGTGCGTATTTGCCACGAATCTACGGCGCTCCTCTGTGTCGAGGTAGACGTAGTCACCCCACATGCGGAATTGTACGATTTTGGCCGGCAATGGCTGTATAGAGCCGCACGATGTTGCCACAGTCGACTTGTCAATCATACTCGCCAAGTCGCGCAACTTGACATTTATACGAATGACGTGATACTGCATGGCGAGAAGAGGGAGGTAGAGCCCAGGATTCTTATTGAACCAGAACTGGAGTGGGACGTACAGCTTTGTGGCACCATATGTGTAATTTCCTACAGAGCATGTACCGGATTCAACGCTTGCCGATGGTATATTCAGCCCATCCACGCGTCCAATCATATTGCTCAGGGCATCACGTTGGCTTGCCGTGGTAGTGAGCGTCGACCAAATCTGCATCCATTCTCCGGTCTGTTTATCAATCTCCTGCTCTCCAATTTCCAGTGCTATCTCTTCAATGAGTCCGTAGCCTGCCGTATTTATATAGGAGCCTTTCGAGCCGTCACTCATAGTAATATACGGCAGCACGATTTCCAACATCATGGGTCCAATCAAGTCTCCACGACGCGCAACAACCGCCGTCACGCGTTTTCCAAAGTCCGGGTCGCCATCGAAATAGATTTGCTGTGATTCCATTGCGAAGTTCGTATAACGGCGATAGACCATTTTGAACCACGTAATCTGGGGATTTCCGGTTAAAAAAACATCTTGTTTACCCATTGCCACGAGTTGTAATAAACCACCACCGCCTGGCATTCTAGTGTGATGTGCGACTTATTCAGGAGATGGTATTCTTATATTGTTGTAGAACCCGCGATGAGTCGGATAGAACAAGAACTCTTGTACTCAATTAACCCTCTGACGAATCAGCCCTATCCCGCGAATAGCTTTCAAGTCGCCGATGGACAGGGTACGCGTGTATGGCAGGATGTGTTTGCCACAATTAGCAGTCAATCCGCTGCTGATGGGTCGGCGATTGGCTACCTGCCCTCCACCTTTCTACAAGTCTATGGGGCAGCGTCCTCGATTTCCACAACCCTGGCAACGAGCTTTTCCACTCTTTCAAGTCAAATTGGTCTCGGAGGCATACCGGGTAGTATAACCGGCTTTCAACTTCAGAGCACTGTTAGTTGGATTCAGGGCCCGGCGAGATACATTAGCACGGGCGACCTCGTTAGCTCGATGACGCCTTTTTTGAATGGAAGCCTCTCGTACATGTCGAATATTCAGAGTACTGTGAATGGACTTGGAACGGCCAGATATGTGAGTACTGCAACTCTCCAAAGTACATCTGCCGGTCTTATGGGGCAGCAGCAATCCACTGTGGCGGGACTCGGCTCTTATTATGTAAGCAGTCTCTCACTTCAGAGTACATTTCGGGGGCTTGGAACTACCTATGTGAGTACATCTGGACTCGCCAGTAGTATTACGGGCCTTCTGTATCCCGCGTCTGTTCCTGGTGGAAGTCTTGGCATTGTTGTCACGGGGTCTACTGACCCTCCCTTCATGAACTACAATAATCTCACACAGGACTATCTTTTGAGTACGAACTATTTCAGCCTGACGAATGCCGGCTTCTTTGGAGTTGTGTATGGAAGCAATCTTCCCAGCACAACCTATGGTCTCATTTCATCTCTTGGGACGTATGGGTATGTGAGTACGGCCACACTTCTCAGTACGAGCGCGGGCATTCAGGCGGCAAAGCAGAATATCTATATTGACAGGGCGGGGTCGATGAGTATTTATGGGTCGCAGGTTTCCATATCTTCTGTTGGAGCCATCACCTTTCTCAGCAGTTTCGTGAATTCTACTATTACTTATAAGGGTCAAAACGGGAACATGACGGGAGTGACAACGAGCGGGTCCAATCTCTCCTTTTCAACGATGAATCTACAGTTGGACGCATTTTCCAGCTTGATTACATCCAATAGTCGGATTACGGTGGAAGCGTATCCAACCTTTCAATTTGATACGATTACTAACGGGTCTGTGAAATCAGTGGCGATTCCCATGTATACCTATA